AAATTAAAGAAGAAACAAAAAATCAAAAGAGTAATAGATGAAAAGATAACAGAAATCCTTGAAAACTCTAGCAAATCTGAGGAAAAAAAAGATGATGAAAGTGTTGACAAGGGGGGTGCTGATATGTTACAAGATGTCTATGAGAAATGATAACAATAATAACAAAGGACAAATATGTCTTGGTTAATATATAAAGCTGAAGTAGTTGCCACATATACTTTTATCTATGCACAAAAGTTATGGGGTTTACTACCATTTTAACAATAACAATAAAGGAAAAAACATATGGCGATAATTGAAGGCACAGCATACTGGGCTTCTCTGACACGACCAAACGAAAAGTTTGAACCTATGTGGAGAATTGATTTAGCAGTTGATTCACAATCTGCAGAGGACTTAAAAGGTCAAGGGATTACAGTAGCCGAAACAACTGTTGATGAAAAAACAATACCTAATATAATTAGGTTTAAAAGAAAAGTAAGTAAAGCTAGTGGCGATAAAAATACGCAACCACAATTAGTGGATGCTGATAAGAAACCATTAGAAAAAATAGTCGGTAATGGAAGTAAAGTTAAAGTAATGTATAAACCTTATGAGTGGAACTTTAAAGGTAAAAAAGGAATAGGGTTAGACTTACAAGCTGTCCAAGTATTAGACTTAGTGGAATACATTCCTCAAGAAGACTTTAATGTTGAATCTGGAAATACTTCTAATGGAAGTGTTGACAACATTAAAGAATTTTAGTATAGTACCGCAGTCATAAAAGTTATGACTGTCATTTTTCTACTCCTAGGACTGTCGGCTTGTAGTTGGTCGGCAGTCCTTTTTTATGTATGAAAGAATTTTATTATTTAATAATATTATTTAGTGTCATGATACTTATCTGTTTAATGTTAGGATGGTATAATGATGTACTAATTTTTTAAAGGAATTATATGAGGGTGCAACCAATGAATGAAGAAAATAAAAATGGATTTGTAAAGTATCATTTACCATGTCCATTATGTAATAGTAGTGATGCAGTATCAGTTAATTCTGATAACTCTGCGTATTGTTTTTCTTGTAGAGAATATATAAAAGAATACAACATGGAACAAGAACCTACTATTATAAATAGAGAACACGAAACGAAACCAATATCAAATCAATCGGACTTTGCAGAAATTGTAGATAGAAATATTAAAATAGATACTTGTAAAAAGTATAGTGTTAGTGTTAAGATTGATAGCATGGGTAATATAACTAATCATTATTATCCTTATCATGATAAACAAGGTGCAAAGATAGCAACTAAAACTAGGTTCACTAAATTAAAAGAGTTTACTATACAAGGTAACACAAAACAATCTGGTTTATTTGGAGAACATTTATTTAATAGAAATAAATTTATAATTATAACTGAGGGAGAATTAGATTGTCTATCAGCTTATCAAATGTTTAAGACAGATAAGTATGAGACACCAGTAGTTAGTATTAAGAATGGAATTACTTCTGCAGTTAAAGATATAAAGAATAGTTTAGAATGGTTAGAAAATAATTTTGATAATGTTGTAATTAATTTTGATAATGATGAACAAGGAATTGATGGAGCATTAAAGGTAGCTGAACTCTTTAGCCCAGGCAAGTGTAAGATAATGTACTTACCAAAAGAATTTAAAGATGCTTCAGATTGTTTAACTAAAAATAAAATACAAGTTTATGTTAAAACATTTTGGGATGCAAAAGTATTTGCACCTGATGGAATTATAAATGCTAATATTTTATTTGATGAGATTGCTAAACCAACAATACAATCTTTTGTTCAATATCCTTTTGAAGGAATTAATAAAATAACATATGGTATAAGACCATCCGAGTTAGTTACATTTACTGCTGGTAGTGGGTTAGGTAAAACTCAAGTGATGAGAGAGATAGTACATCACATGATTAAATCTACTCAAGATAATATTGGTTTGTTAATGTTAGAAGAAACTCCAGTCATAACTTCTAAAGGTTTAATGAGCATTGAAGCTAATCAAAGATTACATTTACCAGATGTTCATGTAGCTAAAGAAGAATTAAAAACTTACTTTGATAAGACAGTAGGTACTGGAAGAGTTTTTATGTTTGACCATTTTGGTTCAAACTCAATTGATAATATAATTTCAAGAGTTAGATTCTTAGCTAAAGGTTTAGATTGTAAGTATATTATTATAGACCATGTTAGTATTATAGTATCAGACCAAAGTCATGGTGATGAGAGAAGAGCATTAGATGAAATCATGACAAGGTTAAGAACTCTTGTTCAAGAGACTGGTGTTGCTATGATGGTTGTGTCTCATTTGAGAAGACCAGATGGCAAAGGACATGAAGAGGGAGCAGCAACATCACTATCACAATTAAGAGGGTCAGCTAGTATAGGACAGCTTAGTGATATGGTAATTGGATTAGAAAGAGATGCACAAAATGATGACCCTGAAATAAGAAACACAACAAAGGTTAGGGTATTAAAGAATAGATTTGCAGGATTAACTGGACCATGTTGTAATCTACAGTACAATCAAGATACTGGTAGATTAGTAGAGGTACAGTCAAGTGACTTTTGATAAAGTAGTATTTGATATTGAAACAACTTTAACTGCAGATAAAATTTGGTGTATAGTTTGTAAACATAATGATACCTTCTATCAATTTAAAGATAATAATTTAAATAGGTTTGAAGAATTTATTAAACAAACTAAAGAAGTAATAGGTCATAATATAATTGGCTTTGATATACCAGTACTAAATAAATTTTTTGGTTATGACTTATTTAAAAATTGTAAGATAACAGATACACTTATCCTATCTAGATTATTAAATCCTATGATAGATGGTGGTCATTCATTAAAAAATTGGGGAATTAAACTTGGTCAAAAGAAAATTGAGTTTGAACAATTTGATTTCTTTAGTGAAGATATGTTAAAGTATTGTAGGAATGATGTTGATTTAACACAAAGGTTATATAAATTTCTTTCCTCAAGAATAAAAGATTTTGGAGATTCAATTAAACTTGAACATAAGGTTGCACAAATAATACAGAGACAACATGAAAGAGGTTTTAAGATTGATGTTGTTAATGCTTATGGATTACAAGCTAAGTTTCAAGAAGACATGAATGAACTTCAGAATCAAGTGAGGGCAACATTTCCTCCATTAAAAATTGAAGAAGTATTTGTACCTAAATCAAATAACAAAGCAAGAGGATATGTAAAGGGAGTACCTTTTACTAAAGTTAAGTATAAAGAATTTAACTTAGGTTCAAGACAACAGATAGGTGATAGACTAATGAGACTTGGTTGGAAACCTAAAAAGAAAACAGATAAGGGTCATGTTATAGTAGATGAAAAAGTTTTATCAACGATAACAAATATACCTGAAGCTAAGTTAATAAATAAATACCTTATGCTACAAAAAAGAATTGCTCAAGTCAGTTCTTGGATTGAAGCTGTTAAGGAAGATGGTAGAGTACATGGCAAAGTAATAACCAATGGTACAATTACAGGGAGAATGTCTCATCAAGCACCCAACATGGCACAGGTTCCTGCTGTGTACTCACCATATGGAAAAGAATGTAGACAGTTATGGGTTGTTGATAAAAAAAATAAATTAGTAGGTGTTGATGCTTCAGGTCTTGAGTTAAGAATGTTAGCACACTACATGAACGATAAGGAATATACAAATGAAATCATTAATGGAGATATACACACAGCAAATCAAATGGCTGCTGGTCTTCGGTCAAGGGATGAAAGCAAGACTTTTATCTATGCCTTCATCTATGGAGCAGGGTCAAAAAAAATCGGAAACATCATTGGAGGTTCGGAAGCAGATGGCAACCGAGTTAAAGAAAAGTTTCTCAGAGCAACACCAAGTCTTAGAAGTCTACGAGAAAAAGTGGATGGAGTTGCTAAGTCTAACAGAAGATGGCTTAAAGGACTTGATGGAAGAAAAATCATCATAAGACACCCTCACGCAGCCCTGAATAGCTTATTACAAGGTGCTGGTAGTTGTGTTATGAAAGTTGCGTTGACTTTACTAGACCAATATGTTATTAATAAACGAATCAAAGCTTATCCTGTAGTAAATGTACATGATGAATTTCAATATGAAGTTGAAGAAGGAAGAGCAGATGAATTTGGAAGACTAGCAGTACAATCAATAAAGGATGCTGGTAGAAAATTAAAATTAAGATGTGAATTAAATGGACAATATAAAATCGGAAACAACTGGGCAGAAACGCATTGATACAGTAGCAACTGATATTAAAAAATTAATTGCTAACATTGCTAATGGTACACCTGCAAAGATAACTGAAGAAAATATGAATCAGTTTCTTAATAATATTAAAGAAGCTATAATTGCATGGAACACACCACCTAAAAAAGAAAAGTATAATGGTGTATTAAGAATGAGTATCTTAGGTAAACCAGCTAGACAATTATGGTATGATAAATATTCTCCTAAAGAAACAAAAGAATATGATGCAAGTAATAATTTAAAATTTTTATATGGACATATCATTGAACATTTATTATTATACTTAACAGAATTAGCTGGACATAAAGTAGAAGATAGACAAATGAAAGTTAAAGTAGATGATGTTAAAGGACATATAGATGCTAAAGTAGATGGAGAAATATGTGATGTTAAGTCTGCTTCACCTTACAGTTTTAAAAAATTTAAGAATGGTGAGTTAATAAATGATGACCCCTTTGGATACCATGCCCAGCTATCAGGATATGAAACAGCTAATGGAACTAACAAGGGAGGTTTTCTTGTTGCTGATAAATCAAGTGGTGATATATGTTTTTATAAACCAGAAGACTTAGCTAAACCTGATACAAGAAGTTTAATAAAAGATTTAAATACTAAACTTGCTAGTGATACACCTCCTGAAAAATGTTATGAATTAAAGACAGAGAAGAATGGAAACAAAGCTATACCAATTGGTTGTCAATTTTGTATACATAAGTTTGAATGTTATGCAGATGCAAACAAAGGTAAAGGTTTAAGAGTATTTAAATATTCAAATAAGAATGTGTTCTTAGCTGATGTAGTTAAAGAACCTCTTGTAGAAGATATAACAAGGGTTGTAACTTAATATACACGCAGAGGTTCATGGTTAAACCTCTTAACAAAGAAAGGAGAAAATATGTTTAATTTAAAATTAGATATACCAACTTATGAAGAATGGAAAGTTCAAATGGAAAAATTTATGAAAGAACAACCTGAACAAGGCAAAAAATATTATGACCAAGTTCAACAGTTCTGGATGGATTTCTTTAAAGATATGTTTACAATCAAAAAATAAATACTATTTTTTAAAAGGTTTATCTCCTAATATTTTTATATATAAAATATGCTAAAGAATTTGAAGATGGAATTAAAACACAAACATCTGCTAGTTAGAGCAGAAGTTTTAGAACCACCTAAAGATTTAAAGTCTACTAGAAAGTGGATAAGAAATTTAATTAAAGATATTGATATGAAAATATTAGGTGGACCATATGCAAAGTATTGTGAGTCTATAGGTAATAGAGGATTAACTTGCGTTACTATAATAGAAACATCCCATATAACTTTACACTCATGGGATGAAATGAGTCCTGCGTTAGTACAGTTGGATGTTTATAGTTGTAAAGAATTAGATGAGAAGATTGTCTTTGATTATGTTTATAAGTTTCAACCAGTAAGAATGTCTTATAGATATTTTGATAGAGAAAAGAATTTTAAATTAATTAAATTAAAAAAATGAAATGTTTCTATTGTAACGCAGAAGTAAAA